CGAGAAATTTCCCAGAACTCACGGTCAAGAGGGCCTTTGCGCTCATCATCGTGGGCTTTCTTAATCTGGCGGGCAAGTGACGGAGGTACAGTCAAAATTTGTACGCCCTGAACATCGCCAGTTAATACAAGAACATTGAATGCAAACTTGCCTCGTGGCTTATCGCCAAGGATTTCACAGAGTGGGCAACCATCTCCGATGCAAACAAAAGATTTCTTACCCTTTGGGCGTTCAATCCAATGCTGCTCGTAAGTTGCAAATGGGCGGTCTTGTAAAAACTTTACAAGGTGTGGTTCATCAGAGAATCGGAAATCCGTTGGGAATTCAGATGTCTCTACTTTCAGTAGTGCTTCGGCTGCATCCCAGCCTTCTTGCACGGTTGTTCCAACTGTAGGTTGGATATCAGCGCTATCTTCTTCAAGATAGGTTTCAGCGTTTACTGCTGGTTTTGTAATCGGCATTTGGTTTCTTTCGGTCATGAGGCCTCACGGCTCTCTTCGGATATGATGTCCTTCCAGCGCTTTACTAAAGCCTCTGTCAGGTCTTCGTGTCGGTTCCACTCTACACGAGCAGTTCCTAATAAGCCACGCTTTGAAAACTCTTCAAGTGTGGACTCAATGAGCGCTCTGGTATACACACGATTACCACCAGTTTTCTTCCCACCAAGAGTCTTGGCACGAAGTCTGTACGGTGCACGTGGGATATACCCCTTGCGCTCCCATAAGCGTACAGAAACTATGGATTTCTCTAACGCCAGTGCTAATGCACCAATCGTAAAAACTTCCGTTTCTTTTCCGCCTAATGTTTTAATGACTGGGTTTGCATCCCAACCATTACTTTCCCCCACCTTACGGCGAGAAACTTTTGGGTCTAGTTCACGGCGTTTTTTCTTAGAACCTGGAACGTATTCCAAATCCGCAAACGCTTTTTCAATTTCGTCTTGACCCCGTAAACCTGCCATGATTACTTCTTACTTAGAACAAGTGCCCACGTAATTTTCTGTGGATACATTTGGTCAATTTCTTCTTCTGTAAGTTCATCGTTATACAACGCAGCCATTAGTGCGTCTTCGTCTACCATACGAACTGTTTTGTACAAAGTTTCTTCCATACCTTTTGCGGTAATAATTTCATCTGCAACAAGTTCATCAACTTTACGAGATACTCGCTTTTGTTTTACAATGGAAAAAAACCCATCAACTTCTTGAGGAAGTTCTACAATTATGTTGCCTTTATCATCAGGTTCACCTGAAGTATCAAGAACCTCAAACAACTTCTCACGAAGTTCTTTTTGTTGTTTCTCTAGATAATCCATCTGTGATTTGATGAACGCATATTCTTTAGCCTGATTAACAAGGCTGTCTTGGTCTGCTGTACGTGTTGCTTCTGCTTTGATTCGTGCCATTTTGTTCCCCCTATTTTCCCTGCAAGAAGTTTATCAGACTACCAACGGTTAGGTCAATTCCGCCTTTTTTATTAATTCCTGCTCCATCCATTACAGCATCTGCTACGGCATTCTTCTGTAATAACATCTGGTGCTGGCGCTCTTCTATGGAGCCTAGCACTAAAAAGTCTTGAATAACAACGCTTTTCCAGGCACTAGAAGCACGACGAATTCGTGAGTTTCTTTGGACCGCAGTTCCTGACGACCAAGGTAAATCATAATTAACAAGAAGATTGGCTTGAGGTAAGTCTACGCCGTAGCCGCCAGCATCAGTAGAGATTAATACTCGTACGTCTAAAGAAGTTTGGAACAAAGTCTTTGATTCTTCTTTAGCCTTGGCGTCCATTTGTCCAGAGTACAGAGTGCTGGTTATCTTCTTTTGGGTTAAAGCATTTTGGAGAAGTGGTAGCACCCCTAAATAGCAAGTAAAAATAACAACTTTATGACTTTCCTCCATGTTGAGATGGTCAATTATGTAGTCAATAACCGCATCTAATTTTGGCGATTTAGTTAACCCATCAAGAAGCCCTTGGTCGGCTAACCCTGCCACGTAAGCGCTGCCACCTTTTGAGCCTTCAATGTTTATAGACTCACCGTCTACATCAACCCAACCATTTTTAAATTTTGTAGCGCTATCAACAAGCAGTAAAGGAGAATCACATATCATTCTTAAAGAAGTTATTTTGCTCATAATTGAGCCACGCAATTGGTCTGCTGGAGAACCAGGTTGAAATCCATGACCGTAATGGGCTTCTAATGAGAACCCACCACCAAGAAGTGTTTGTGCTTCTATAAGTTCTTGTTTTAAATCATTAGCAATTTTGTCGTAAAGTTCTTTTGTTTTTTTGTCTAAGGAAATAAACGTTGGTTCCAAATGAATAGTTTCAGGAAGATACGGGGCTACATCTGGGTCTTTTTGAGTTTTTCTAACAAACACTTGTTTCATTTTTTCGTGAAAGATAGGGAGATTGCGATACCGCTGCACTCCACCAAAGTGATTGCGTACAATAAAAGTTTGGTCAAACAAATCAAAACGACCAAGTAATGTGTCGTCTACAAACTGCATAATGCTATACAACTCTTCTGGGCGTCCGTTTTCAATTGGAGTACCTGTAAGTGCAAATCTAATTGGGATGTTTCTAGCAAGTTTCTTTACTACTTTTGAACGTTGGGATTTAAAACTTTTAATGGCAGTGGCTTCATCGCAAACAATTGCGCCCCACTCGTAGTCTTTAATTACATCCCAATCTGCAACAATGGTTTCGTAGTTAGCAATAATGTAACCAGTATGTTCTTCCCAGGTCATGTCTCGTTCCCAACGAATGTAACGAGTTCCTTTTGAACCGTCTACTACAGAGGAATAATCATCTGAGAATTTATTAATTTCTTTTTGCCATTGGTATTTCAGACTAGACAACGCAATAATTAAAGTTGGTTTGGTAAGTGTTCCTTCTTCTTTTAATTTTTCAAGAGCAGCAATAGTCATACAGGTTTTACCTAAACCCATCTCGTATGCAACTAGCATCTTTTTACGAGAAGCCATTTTGTCAACAGCCTCAACTTGATACGGCTTTAACTCACCCGTAAACATCTGGGTCATCCAATGGTGTAGGTACGGTTAACAATGTTCCACAACCAGAACATTCCCCATCTGTCATCCACATAGCAATTTCGTACTCATAAAACATTGCTCTAATAATAAAAACTTGTTCACCACAATTGGGACAAGCATGGGTAGGAACACCCCTAGCATCTAAGACCATGTAAAGGCTTCTTTGCCGTAAATCATGTCACGAGCAGTTTCTATGCCTTGTTTAATTTGGCTCTCTGTCATGTCTCCTGGGTCCTTGACATCAATACCTGTGTAATTGAAGTAGGACAATTCAATACCATACTTGCGAGCAAAGCCACGCATAAGTTCATTGGCGTGTCTTCCTGCTTCGTCTTTATCAAAGGCTGCTATGACCCTCTGTGCCCTTCTCATGACCTTTGCTTGCTCTTCACTTGGTATAGCGCCAAAAGTAGATATGGCTCCTGAGTATCCCGCAGATGCAAGACGAGGCACGTCAAGCGGTGATTCAACAACTATAAGAGTTTCCGTGGACATAATTTCTACACCAAAAACAGTTTTAGATTTCTTTACACCTTGCGGCTGGTTACGGAAGAAGCGACCACGTGCACCTTTTTCTTGCCATCCCCAAAGAGTGTAATTGTTAGGGTCACGGATTGGGAGAATCCAGGCTGAGTTATTTGTATCCCATAAGATGCCGTGATGCTTTGCATCTGTTGGTTTGATAAATCTTTTACGTAATTCATTTTCAGGAGGGTCTGTGTAAACTGCAAGTCTTGCTTCTGACATGATGATTGGTTCATCTGCTGCAACATACTGTGGTAACTCCTTGATTCTCTTCATTAGAGAATCCAACGGAATCTCGGCGCCTTCATTGATATAGTCTTTTGCATCAAAGTAATCAATGCCCTTGATGTCAGCAACTAATGTGTAAATGTTTCCTTTGTAACCGCAAGAAAAACAAATGTGTGCTCCAGTGTTGGTGTTAATCCACCAAGACGGATTGTGGTCTTCTTTACCTGTGCGTTTCTCATGCATAGGGCAATAGCCCTGCACCTCATCACTACGTTGAGCAGTAAGTGATACGTCTAAATTAAGGAGAATCTTTTCAACATCAACCATTTCCGCCCCAGTTAGAACAGAACTCACAACTCATCATCTTTGATTCGTCGTGGAAACAACCTGTTTCCCACTTCCAAGTTAATGAAGTTTCTTTTGGTGGGCAGTTACGGGAAGCAACAACCTTTAATAAACGAATTGAATCGTCTTCTTCTACAGGCTCTAGACCAAAAATAACATCTGAGTCTTGAAAGAATGATGATGAGTAACCGATTGAATCAGCAGTAACTTTTCCAGCACGCATCTTCCAAAGAAGAGTCTGAGTAGTAATAACAATTGGCTTATCAATGCGCTGTGCTAACCGCTTAAGCGCACGAGTGATGTTAGTAATGGCACCTGGCGTGTTCATCTCGCCAGTTAACTCATCCATCATCAAATACACACCGTCTACAAATACAATGTCTGGTTTTAAGTGCTCAATCTTTGCGGCTAATGCTGAAACGGTAATACCGTTAACGGCATCAACCAAATGAAATGAATGCTCTTTCTCCATAGCGTTGAGGGTATCTATGTAACGACTTTCTTCTGCTGGTAACAACTTTCCTCGTCGCAAACGTCCGTGGTCAATGTGTGCTCGCATTGCATCGTGACGTTGTTGCTGCTCATGGTTGTTCATTTCAAACGATTGAAACATTGGTGTCTTGCCAATTTGATGCGTGTTAATAGCAATCTGTAATGCAACCTGTGACTTACCAGTCTTAGGTGGTGCAATGATGGTTACTAATTGTCCGCCCTGTAATCCTGCAGTTGCTTCATCAATATCTTTAAATCCTGTAGGTATACCTAAAAACTCTTGGTTCTGAATTGCTTGATATTCCTTGTAACGTTCTTCTGTGTTCTTAGTTAAGTCAACTTCGTGGGTGCCCAATACGCCTTGCTCGTTAACCTTTGCAACAGTTTTCTCCATAGCAAGGAGTGCAGCGTTGTGGTCGTTGCTCTGCAGTTCTTCAACAGCATTCTCAAGACCTTGGCGTGTGAGCATACGACGGCGGAAATCCACCATCGTGTCCAAAAGATAATCAACAGAATCTTCTACATTAAGAACTTTGTAATTTGGGTAATGGTCTAGGACAGTAGTTGCAGTTGGAACTTCGCTGTACTCGCTGTAGTGCTTTCGTACAAAAGACCAAACCTTACGGTTGTCCTCATCTAGAAACCATGCATCCATAACTCCGCGTTGTAAAGCGGGAGTGATGTCACGTTCTTTGATTACCTTGCTGACTAACCGATGTTCATTATCTGCAGACATTTACTTCCACCGTTCCCCGCATTCTTGACACTGCAGATAAGAGTTACCGTTTACGTAGATTCGTGCAATAGTGTTTGCATGACACATCGGACAGTTTGTATTTGCGATACCGAACATAGCGCCCTCCCTCAAGGACTAGATATTGTCTATTTGTACACCAGCAGAGCCATATCGCGCAACTCTGTTAGAGACATCAACCACAGCCTTTAGGTTTGGACGGTAGGGGAGCGTACCAACTAACTCGTCTACGCTCTCATACAACTGGTGATAGTTAAAAGGGTTGACAACCCTACGCTCTAATTTCTCAAATGCTTTGTCAAGGAGTTCTTCTGTCCAACCCTCGTCCGCAAATCCAGCAAGTTCTAAAGACAACCCGTACTGGTTAGAGATGCTCCACAGTTTGTTTGCAGCCAGCATATCAATCTCGCCCAGTTTGTATCCCACTTGCTTGCTTAAGAACTTACGTGTTTCTTCTTCTACTAGTTTTATAACAAGCGTTGCTGTAGCAATACACTGCGGAGATGAGACATTGGAGATGTCTCCGCCTCTCATAGCACCTCTATTTTTGCGTAGTTAACTACGAACTCTCTAAATGAATCAGGGTTTTCGTTTGCTTCAATTGCCAGTTCTTCTGGAATTTCAATCGGTACCGTGATTGAGTAATGACCTCGTGTTTGTATCCGTGTATTCACAAAGGCTACATGTTTACACAACTTCCTTTTTTCCCACACTGGACAGTTACAACGTGTTTCTTTTGTCTCTGTATCCAACTCAACTTCAAAAATACCAGCACCTTGTGCAGAAATAAACTGCTGCACAGTTCTCCACTGAGTACTCATTGAAGGTCCTTTCATTGGGCGCCTCTAAGGTCTGAACCAATGATAGGGACTCTAATGAATGCTTCGTTGGCGAAACTCGCCATTGCTTCTCCATATTGTGCTTCCCAATTTTCTAAACGTACATTCGTAGTAACAATTGTTGGTAATCCTTTGTCATAACGAAGTCTTAGAATTTCATCAAAAGAAGTATCGTCATACTTAGAACCGTATTCTTTACCTAAATCGTCAAGAATAAGTACTCTTACGTTTAACCAGTCAAACTTAGAACGACCATGGAAGCCATCTAACTCGTACATCATCTCTCGCTTGTCTGCGACGTCTGCATCAAAAGATGACTTCTTACGAGAAAGAAACTCTGGATAGGTCATGTAATAAACGGGACGGAAACTCAGTCCGTAATCACTTTGCTTTAGACCCATCAAATCTGCTGCTACAAGTTCGTTCTCTGGCATGTTGCGAATAACTTCCATAGCAGCAACTACGGCATGTGTTGTTTTGCCTAGCCCTGGGCCGCCATCAAAGACAAGACCGACACCGTTGATACCAATGTGCCCAATCTGCTTAATAACCTGCTTATGAGCAACGTCATCAACCCAACCACTGACTTCCATAGGAAAAGAACCAACACGGTCAATAATGTCGCTTGGTTCTAATCCTAGGAAACGTCGTGGAATATTTGATGTACGAAGTAACCAATGCTTCTTAAGTGGCGAGAGAGTGTTGACGTCATACATCGTTGTCCCTCACTTTCTTTATTGCATTTTCAAACTTTGCATCATCTTTGACTGAGAATCTTGCTTCCAAGTTCTCATCGTAATCTACTGAAACAATTCCTAGATTAAAAAGGTTCATCAGCGCCTCCTCTATTTCCTCGCTGCTGTACCCCA